TCTGAAATTTTAGTTTTTGCCATAATTTACCTCGTTTATCCTATTTGTGTCCATGTTTCACTACCTGTAGATACAGGAGTCCATTCTTGTCCGTAGATGTATAAGTCTGCACTCATATCTGCTTTACTTGAAATAGTGCCTGTAAATTCAAATATCGCATTAGGGTAGACATATAAGTTTGCCTGAGCACCTGCAAAAGCATACCCTGTCCATTGACCACCACCTAGTGCTTGCACACTTGCTGTAGCATCTATTTCCCCACTAAAGAATATAATCTTAGTCGGATATGCACTTGCACTAGCAGATGTATCTATATCAGCAGTTCTAGTAACAATTAATCCTGCACTAGCACTGGCATCCGCATCACCTGTGATTGTGCCACTAAATGATATGGTTACTGTAGGTGCAGCAACAACAACACCATCATTGGTAATTGTGCCGTCACCATAGTGTAAACACGCAGTAGCGTAAGCACCATCATCTAATGATACAGATAAGTCATCTATACTACCTAAAGCATCTAATGACTCTAATGTAGTAAAACCACAAACATCAGCAGGCATGATTAAGCGAATGTAACAGTTAGTGAGCCACTAGCAATTTTAAACACATCCCCTGTGGTAATGTTTTTACTTGTATCCAATGGTGTGTGGAATAACATATTGCCTGAGCTTGTAGCATCCCAGATACCAATGTGAGTTACAGTTCCCCAGTCACCTGTTGCTTGTGGGAATTGAACATCAGCAGAGTTAGTGCCTGAACCGTTAGTAGGTGCACCCATAGTGACTGCTGTTCTAGCATATGAACCACCTGATACTTCTGTGCCTGTTCCTGCATCTGTTGGGTCTGCTGTGTGTAATGATACATAAATGTTTGCTGGTGAAGTGTATGCTGCATTTCTTAATACATGGTCATACAATTCGTTTTCTAAAAAGTTTGACATCTCTGCCATAATTTATTCTCCTAATCAGTTGTTACGTTTAATGTTTTATTTGGGTAAGTAGCACCCTTGTCATTTGCTTTGATGTTTGCAATTGCTCTATCATACATAGTTGCCCATGTAGCTATTCTCTCGTCATTCATGAGATATGGTTCTGCTTCTGCTAGAGTTGCATACAGTAAAGCATCTGGAAAGTTTGCTAAAAAAACATTACTCGCATTTGAAGATGAGATGTAAGTTGGTTTAGCATAATACAAGATTTGAACAGTTTGAGTTCCGTCAGGAACAGGTGCAAATTGAAACTCTTGCCCTAACATTGTGAACTTTGTAGGAACACCTGATGTATGGGTTAGATTGTTTGCATAAAAAGAAGCAGGAGTTTGATATTCTAATGTGTAGTTTGGACTACCTGTTATATGAATATCACGCAACTCTAACATATCACTTGGAAAAGCAATTGTAGAGTCACCTGCTACTGTACTTGCGGTTGAAGATTTTAACATTTCTTGCACACGCAAATCTCTTGACATTCTGTGCTGACCTAACTCAACAAAGTCAGGTATGACTGAAGTTAAATCATCTCGACCAAGATAATTAGCTACAGCCGCTACGAATGTAGTGTAATTAGTAAATGCCATTTAGGAAATCCTTATTTGTGTTTTACGAATACAAGATAACCATTGTCCATAGCAACTTCCCTAACAATTTCAAATCTTTCTTTGACTTTAGGTTGCCACCATGTATATGGTTGTTGTATTAAGTGTGCGTTTCTACCGTCAGGTAAAACTTTTACTGCTGGGCCTGTATGAATAGTAAATAGGCCATATTTAATAACGACTCTTTGCAAGTCATCTAATACATTATCTAGTAACTCAGGTTCAATGTGTTCTAAAACATCTATACAAGTTACAAATTCTGTAGGTCCAGGTGATTCATCGTAGTCAGGATTGCTAGGTTCATATGCAGTATAGTTTACTTCACTTTTTATACTGTCTCGTAACCTTAACTTACCTGCACCATAATCTAATAAGTCTTTTACTTTAAATTGTTGGATAATGTCATCAACAATAGGTGCAAAATAAGTTGATGCAATACCGTAATTAGGGTTTTCGTGCAGTTTAGCCTGCATTTCCCTGTATTCTTCAGATATTAACTGACTCAATGACTTCTTTCCATGTTTTATCTTCTTGATACTTCAACGTCATATGTCTATACCAAGGCATACTAGGCTGTGCATATCGCCACTGGTGATGTTTTGGTACTAAACAGATAGTTTTGACACCTAATGCAGCTGAACAGTGCTGTGCAGTCGTATTGACACCAATAACTGCATCTAATTCAGCAATAAGTGCTGCTGTATCATCGTAATCAGATGATTGCGTGGCAAATGGAAAATACTTCACTCCATCTATCTTCTCATCTACCTCGTAATCTAATGAAATTAAAATTAAGTCATCACGACTTAATAATGATTGTATATCATCTTTTGTTAATTTGCGACCTTTTTTATTTGTGCGTTTACTGCCACCATGTGTTGTAATGCCAATGACTTTTTTACCGTAAGAATCAAACAATGCTTTCCACATCTTACGTCTTTCAGGATCTGCAACTAAATATGGTTCACGATTAAATTCTTTACTATCTAATCTAAAGAATTCAGGTAATCCACCAATAGCACAACGATGATCAATATTGACATCATTAATCCAATCTACACTATCTGATTGTCTTGTTCCAAATACTTTAGCTTTTGGAAAACTACGTTTAAATAATCCTTCTAACTTAGGATCACAATCAATAATAACTGAATTGCTACAATCGATAGCAGCAGGGATACAACTCCCATAAAAAATCTCATCACCGAGGCCTTGTTCTCCATAGATAACTATATCCTTTCCTGGTTGGCCTTCCCATCTTGACTCATCTTTGTAATTCCATTCTTTTCTGAATTTACTATTGAGTGATAATCCCCATGCTTTCCATCCGTCTTCCCATTTACCTTGTGCTAAGTAAGCATGAGCAAGATTCATTTGAGCATTTTGATCATCAGGGTTAGCTTCTAAAGCTATTTTACATACTTCTTCTGCATTTTTCCATTCTGATATTTGCACAAAGCTTGCAGCTGCATTGCTATATGCTAGTGAATAACTATTGTCTAGTTCAGCAGATTTAAGAAAGTATTTAATTGCATCATCAAACATATCCATTTCATGACAGGCACGACCTAGTGAAGTCCATAATGCTTTGTTGCCTGGACTCTCTTGTAATGCACGTCTGAAATATTGATATGCTAATGCAGGTTGGTCACCCATTAAATGAATGTAACCCATAAAGTTTAAAGTTGCATCATCGTCAGGATAGTTTTCTAAGACTTCGTTAATTAACGGTAGTGCATTAGAGTAATCTTCACGATTAATTAAATCGTGTATTGCTAATTGTATTCGTTTTAGTTCTTCTCTATCCATGATGTTTTGTTGTTGTTTTTAACCAAGGATAGTTTGTGTTTATTTCTTTGAGTAATTCTTTTGTTTGGTCTTTATTGTAAATATCAATGCCTTTAGCTTTTAATTGCATTTCAATAATAGGTGGAATACTTGCGTAATGCACCCAAGACTCTTTCATTCCTTTTGCCCACGCATCAGGATTATTTCTAGCTTGTTTTAACTGCTCAACTAAAGCAGTAGGATCTTGCACACTGTGAATAAGATGTTCATCCTTAGTAGGATCGTAATCGTAATATTGTGTAATTCCTGTTAATGGATCTTTGTCAAAAAATATAGCCATAATAGATAAAGGGGTAGTTGCCTACCCCTCTATTTTAACATCAATGTTGATTAAGCACCAACACCTTGTACTTTAGCATGAGCATCAGGGTTATTAACCACTAATGTGTATTCTGCTGTCATTAAGTACTTAGTAGAGTCACCAGTTTTAGCTAGTTCTTCTTTTGTGATTGGACGTAGGTTAGCTACACCAACATATTGTGGGTCTAAGCATAACACTGCTTCATCACGCATGAATCTATCTAATTTAACTGTGTGATTACCGTAGTCAGAAACATACACGTCAGCTGCTGCTGTAATGATTGCTTCGTCTGTACCGTTAACCATGTGACGTTTTTCAGCGATACCTGCAAAAGCTGAGAATAGCTTTTTGTTTGCAGATGACATTAGGATAGTTGTTGGTTCACCACCGTCTAACCATGCTAATTCTAATGCTGATTTAAGATCTGCTTCAACGAAAGTACCTGCTGTACCATCTGTAGGAGCAGCAACTGAACCGCCAGAGAAACCTGGTGTTGTTGCTGTTGAAGCTGCTGTTGCTTTAACGCTGTTGCCAGAAATCCATGACTCGATACCTGCTGATGATCTAGCTGTACCTGCACCACCTGCTGATGATGCTTGGTTACGCACTAATGCGAATTCCATGTCACGTTTAAGTTCTTTACCAGCTTTCATTAACTGATAAGCAACTTCTGATTTACGACCATACTTTTTAACAACATCGTATGTATTAGAAATTTGCACTGTTTTGCGTGAAATTTGGCAATAGTTGCCTAATACTGTTGTTGCTGCTAATGTTGCATAAGAAGCATCGTCACCTTCTAATTGACGGTTAGCCGCTGCTGCTGCTAATACGTCTGTTTGCCACTGGTGGTATGTTTGGCCTGCTGATGATTTCTTAGCCATTGATAACAATGGTGTTTCTTCAGGAGAAATATCAAAGATAATGTCCTGGAAATCTTCTGCAATACCTGCACCAGTATAACTATTGGTTGCTGAAACTGCCATAATAATTTACCTCTATAACATATTTTCTATTAATTTAGATGCTAACTCTGATTTACCAGATTTGCGTAATTGATCACGCAATTTCTTAGCATTAGAGTTAACTGCCTTTTTAGGGTCTTTTGATCCTGGTTTCACTACAGGCTTGGCACTAGCGACCTTTTTCTTCGTTACCGAATTTTTACT